TGGTCGTAACGCTTCGTAGTGTTGTCCACCGACAATATCAGCAGTAAAGTCCGCCACGGATATAACAACGTCACCGTTAGTCTGATTTGCATTTTCAACTTGTTTAGCGATATTAGCTAATACAGGGTCAGTTTCAATGTTGTCGCTGTTTTCCTGTAAATAAAGTGCAGCTTGTGGACCATCAATATATACCACTTCATCAGGTGCAGCTTGCTCTACAAATTCTTTAAATGTGGCAGGGCTGCGTCCTTTGAGTTTGGATTGTTCAGCAATAGCCGCAAGTTTATCTAATTTGCGTTGTTCAATTTGTGACTCTGATAATGTGCGATGTGATTCAACGGCATAGTTGGTCACGCCACCAATCGTACCGAATACGGTAGTAGCCTGTGCTGCTTTGATTGCTGCTTCACCTGCACGTTCAAATGACTCTGCTGAAACTACTGTGTCAAATATATCACCGATAGTTTGGTCATTGAACGAACCATCATCAAGAAGTTTGGCAATTTCTCCGCCGCCGATGTTGGACATTTCTTGTAAAAATTCTGTGACTGATTCAGTCGCTACAGCTTCAGCAAACCGTCGTCCAATGTTAGTGATAATTTCTCTCTTACTTGGGTCAGCCAGTGCAGCTTTTACTTTTTGACGCACCAGCGATTTACCGCCAGTGAACACGCGACCCAATGCTCTTAATGATAGATACTCTAATCCCGCATTAATCGCACCAACTGCATATCCTGAATATCGGGCAACATCAGGGTCCATGCGGTTGCCTTTGTCATCAACCAAGGATTCAAATTCATGGATTGCTAAACCTGCTTCAAGTTCAAATGCTTGAAATCCTACGCCTGCTTTACCTAACGCTGCTGCAAGAACTGCTGAACTTCCGGGACCACCTGCTACACCTAGACCAGCGCCTATTCCCATACCAGCAACGCCGCCTTTACCAATCTCATATAAAATCGGTAGCTGTTCTGCTGCTGGTCCTAAAAACGGAATATCGTTGACTGGTTGACTCATCGCGTCTAACGCTTCATTCAACTCAATCAATTCATCGTCAGAGAGTGATTCAGTACCAAAGTCGAGAGACATTGCTTGTTTGAGTTTCAAATCGCCAGCACGACGCATTGCGTTACCGCGTTTAAATGAGTTTGAAATATCTGTGGCACCTTCTTTCAGGTCAGACCACATGCTTTCAAGTTTGCCTAATACATCAATGTCATCGTGCGCAACTGCTGCGTTTCTGTAGTCAGTGAGAAATTGTGCTGTTTTAGGTGACTCTTTAAGGATTTTATCAGGGTTAATGCTTTCCCACTTTAAAGCGTTTTCAACTTCTTTAGGGTTATGTTCAACCAGCGCAGGGTCTAGTCCAGCCTTACGTGACAAGTCTAAAATTTTACCTTGTTCTTCAGGGTTGGTGTTCACTGCTTCAGATAGTGAAGATTGCAATGGTTGTTGTGGTTCCATTGCAAAATCAAAAGTAAATTCTTTTGTCATTAATCACTCCCGAACTGCTGCTCAAGATATTCTTCATTTTCTTGATAAGCGTTAATTATATTAACCGAATTAACCGGTATGCTATTAGCCCGCAGTTGTTGCTGAATGTAAGGAATATATTTCGCCGGTACATCTTTCATGGTGAGTGTTTTATCCACCCAATAGCTTCGCTCTTTAAAAGTCTTCAATGCAAAACTATTGTGAATATCATCAAGTTCGTTAGGGTAAAGTCTTCTTCCTTTCTCTGATTCTGCAATTTGAATCTCATATTGAAGTGCAGTCGCTATAGCGTTGTGTTGCTCTAACTGTTCTTTATTGTAATCTTTAGTAGGCTTACCCATGATGCGACGCATTGTAGTTTTAGAACGGTCGGCACCAGTACGCATTGCTGAGTAGGTATCTTCTTTACCGGGTTTGCGTGCAGACAATACCGCTGATGTTAGTTTGTCTCTGTCAGCGCCGCCCACACGGTCGAAATACCACACTGGGCTGATTTTTGATAACTCGTCTTTCGGCAATAATAATAGGTTAGTCAACAACACATCATCAGTAGTCACACTATCACCTGACATGAATACTTTCTCTAATTTCTGTAATGACTCACGCTGAGAAACCGTCATGCCGTTCCAGTATGAGGCAGGGATTTGAGATACTTTGATGGCACCGTCCTGTACCTGTTTACCAAAATTCTCATAAATCTCACGCTCTTGTTCCTCTTTCATTAATTTGTTGAGAGTGTATTCGTTTTTAACCTGACGCATAACCTCTGTTTTAACTTTAGCTTGTTCAGGTGTATCAAGCGGTAAATTGTTTACATCATTCACCATGTCTTTCAATGACCGACTACCATCACTGACAATGGATGACACTTCATCTAGCACCTTGCTATCAAAATTCAACTTCTCCATGTTTTCTGTGACAGTTAATAAATCTTTACCCTCAAGTAAATGTTTATTTTTTTCAAACAAATTATTAGCGCGTGATATGTCGTGTTGTGCAGATGCAGTAATTAATGCTGCTGCAAATTGTGAATTATAAGACTGAATCATTTCAGCTTTAGCTTGACCGTCTAACCCCAGTCGGTCCGCTTGGTCAGCAATCGCGCTCATACCGATGACATTATTTAATGTAATCTCATCGTCATTGTTAAAATTGTATGCTGCATTTTCAATACTATTCTCAACACGTGATTTAATAGTAGCTAATTCGTATGCGTCCATACCTTTAGATGCGTGTTCTTGAATAGAAGCACGACCTCTGGTGATATGCGAATCTGTTGCTCGTTTAAATAATGTTTTTGCTTCTTGTGATTCAAGTGAGTCAGAGTATCTAAGTTGCAACTCATCTAAAGATTTACTGATACCTTCAGCACCATCAAATGCAGTTTTACCTTGCGAGTTAAAATACCCGGATTCAGGATTAAAAAACAACTCATTCTTTTCACGCTCAAAATTAACCAACGCTTCTTCAGCCTGAGTTTCAATCATGCGGTCACGACCTGACTCAATACCTGCTGCTAATGTTTTTAGCCCGGCAACAATCGGTGAAGCTGTATCAGCAACTCGCGGTGTGTTTAATGTAGGCGCACGCGCAACTTGGGTTGTGACTTTCTGTTGTCCATAAGTTTCAACTGTAGGCATTACGCTACCCTCAATGACCGTTGATACGCATTACTGTGGAAGTTGCCACCTGAATTAGTTGATGCTTTTTGAGTCAGTGCAGACTTGGATGAGTACCATTTTTTAGCAACCGCACCACCTGCACTTAATACTCCACCAGTTAATGCAGCTTTGCCTTCAGCGCGAGTCATTGATGCTTGAGCTTTACCTTCCCATAGAGTGTTACGAGATTGCTCATCCATTGATGATGCTTCATCTGCGTAGTTTCCTCGTATGCGTAGTGCATCTAATTCACCTAAACGAGAAGTATCTTCTTGAAGTTGAAGCGCACTACCTGAATCAAGTTGCACCCCGGCTGCACCGAATTGTGCGCGTTGTCTGGATAGAAGTTCAGCGGTTGCAGCACGTTGTCGATTTTCTTCTTCAACACCTTTATTGCGAGTTTTTATCGCCTGATTTTCTTGCTGCCTAGCGTTATATCTACCGGTATGTTCTTGATACTTGGCTTGCGCTTTTGCTTGTCTGTTCTGCTGATAACCTTGATAGAGAGAAACAGCAGCAGTTATTGCTGTAACAACATCACACATAATTTTCCCTCTTTAAATAAAATTTATGAAATAGGGCATTATTGGGTCCGTGAGGCATAGGTTCTTCAATAGTGAACCCTAACACTCTAAGCCATTTAATGCTGACTTCGTTGCCAGTATAAACATAATTCATTAACAGGTCACATTCTTCAAACATGGCGTGTAATACCTGCTTGGTGTAAACCATAAACTCACGTTTAAATTTAGTCGCTTCATCAGTGCCAAGCATCCATATAACGCCTTTTGAACCGAGTATGCTCTGCTTGACTAATCCATACACTACTAATGGTTCACCGTTGTATGTTGCAACTACTACTGCTTTAGAATGTTGAATACTATTCAACAGTGCGCTATGCGGTGAAGAATTTCCTGCTGCCAAGACTTCATCAATATCATCTTGACGCATGTTATCTGCGATATGTTGTATCAATTTATCAGTCGGTTTGACGAAATCAAGTTTAGCCACCAAAATCTACCTCCGGCATCACGCCTAGAATGGTCAATGGTAAGGGGTCTTTTTGAACAATTCTAATTTTACCGCCTGCGTTCCACCCTGCTGCGATAGCTATTCGTTGTTCATGAGATTTCAATGCGATAGTGTCATAACCATCTGATACAAAGCGAGGTTTGATTTCAATAAGGTTATCGTCATTAGGTGGAGTTTCAAGCACTGGTCCAACCCAACCGCCGCGAGATTTTTCTACAGCAATTGTTACTTCAGATATAGATTTCACACGACCGCGCAATACTTCCCTAGCAGCAGCATTATCTACCTCAAGAGTATTAATTTCAGGAATATACTCCAAACCAACATGCACTTTAGATGCAGCAGTCGGTAATGTTAATCCGCCGCCTGAGACTGTTAAATCATTTACTACATTACCATCAGCAAGGACTTTAACTGCTTCACCTTCAAGATGGTCTAACCCTGTTAAAGTAGTTGTCGCTGCACCGTCGTAACTTAATCCACTATCGACATAGAAGCAATCTTCTACGGTTATATCTTCTCGCGGTTCAAGTCTTTCTACATAGCGTTTTGTTGCACCATTGATGGTTCGATTGACAATAAAGTAAGGCGCGTCCCGCTGACCTTCTGTGACGGTTGCCACTGATTCAAATAATCCTTCGGTGTCATGTTGGTGCCAACCCCATACTTCATGTTCACGCTGATAAGTCATGCCCAATAAAGTGCCATCATTACGAACACACCACAATATCCCGTATGGTTCATCTGCATAAGCCATTTCTTCAATTTCAAAATGCTCGAACAAGTGTTCAGACATAATTGACAAATCGTTACCCTGATACTTATCGCTTGAAAATGTGTATCCTAAGTCACGGATTCTTGCGCCCTTCTCTTGTACAAATACAACCGTGTCATTAATAACAACTGGTGGGACCCATGACGCACCGTTATATGATTGAATACGAACACCGACTGTATCAGGTGCTAATACTTCATTATCGCCTTCTGTCACCAGCCACTCACCGCCAGATGTAAGAAGTATCATCGCATCAAGTGCAATAATATGGCGTATCTCATTTACTTGTCGTGCAGCTATTGTCAGCGTTACCGCATCATCTGCACGTGCAGGACTAGAAGTACGCAGTGATGAATAATTTGCTGTCTGCGTTGTCCACAATGTTTGAGGTTCATTTGTAGAATTGCAGAAAATTTGACGTTGCTGATAGTAGTTCGTGGAACTTGGCTTATTGTCTGCGCTTGCAAATGGTGTTCTTGCTTCAGGCGGTGCAATGGTGTTGTCAGGTGCAATATTAAAATCAGAAAATTCAAGATTCTTCGATTCACCAATCCAACCGAACACATCTGTATTAACTGAGTCAGTTTTATAAATCTTATAATATTTAGCCCCTGTCACCGCCGCCCATGTCAATTTGACACCATACGTTGCTGATAGTGAATTGGTGGTGATACTAACTACAGTCGATGCTAATGATTCAGAATCATCTGCACCTATTGCTGTAACCACGTATTCATACGTTTTAGTATATGTACCGCCACCTGTACCTGTGGCAACGGCAACTACGCCTGTGGGCTTGCTGGTGGTAGGTGTATAACTGATTGTGGTAAGTGTCCAGTTATCATCAGCCAATCGGCTTAAATTTGCAGGGTCGTGGTCTGGATGCACTAATGTCATCACATCTGCTGATTGAGTAAATCCTAAACGTGGCAATTCTGCTTCAGTGTAAGGGGTTACTAATTCATAAATACTTGGACCGCCGCCAGCTAATACTAACCCGCCATTTTTAATGACACGCATTTTAAGGTGTTCGAATACCAGTATGTAAGTTTGTTCAGTGTTGAATGAAAACGGTATTAATCTGCCGCGTTTTGTTGAGTCACCGAGTTCACAAACGAAACGTGTACCGGGTCTGGAATAAGCACCGCCTTGTGACCTTACAATAAAATTTCTACACAGTGATAGACCGTTACTGTATTTACCTAAGTCTGCTCTCAATCTAAGACTAGGTGCTAGTTCACCAGATGTAAATGACCGCTGAAGGCTTTTAGTCATGTCATTATCTCGCTGTAATATATTCGCTGTCTGGTTCTGCCGGTACTTTATCTGACTCATTAGCGTTGTTTGATAAAGCATTGGCTGATGTAATTCGATACAACTGAAGCATTGACTCACGCTCTTTACGACCGTTATCGCCGCCAATAATAGGCATTGCTATCAAACTAGCTAGGTAGTATGAAAACGCCAAAATAAAAGACGGTGAATATTTATTAGAGTCATCAATACGAAGCTGGTAATCAACCCACGCACTAGATTCATCACAACCGATGATTTTTGTATTCTCAATATTTAAGACTTCATACGCTACACGTATCGGTCCATTTTGTACTTCGTCACTTCTATACCCCGGACGCGAAACTAATCCGCTGTCTGATGTGTCAGTGATGCGTTCTGCTGAAGAACGAATCCTATTAATCTTTAAGCAGTCAGTAGGGTATTGATACGCATATACCCAACTAAATGCATCTTTAGAAGTGAGCGCCAAGGCGACTTGCTTTCTGGCAAAATTCCACGGGGCATCAGAAAGTGAAAACTCTAATGCTTGGTCATAAAACAAATTACAATACTGGGCTTGCAATGAAGCCTCTGTGATACTGTTAATACCCGCAGAGCGTATGT